TTATAAACTGGAAACAAAAAGCACACAAAGCACAAAGCACCGAAACACTAAAAGAGCTACAACAATGCGCTAACGCGTTAGCACGTATAGGAATATATGTAAACCAAATGCAAGCTCGCCAGCGCGAGTTTAACGTACAGCTAGGTAGGTTTCGTATGGCAAAGCTAGAGGCAGAGGCAAAGGCTAAAAAAGCCTTAGAGGAATTAAAAGACTATAAACTAGAATTATGATAGAAAAATTAGATAAAGAGTTAAACCAAATACAGTACAATTTAAAGTTTATTAAATTTGAGGGTGCTGTAGGCGACAAATTAAAACAGGCTTTTATAAAACGAGAGCGCGACATACTTAATATAAAAAAATACCTATGAAAAAATATAAAGTAGAGTATATGTATTTAGCTTATTGCGGCGAAGACCTAGAGGGTTACGAGTTTGACATCATTAACGTTGAGGCTATAAGTCCAAAACAGGCAATAGAAAAAGCTAAACTTGTTGCGCCATTTAACGCAAAAAAATTTAACATAACAACTTAAATATGACAGACCAAATTACACTACTAGACGGAAACGTCTACGGAAAACAACAGCTACTAGCTAAAATGACTGACGACAGTTTTTATTACGGCGAGCTGTCAAAACTAGCTTTAAGTAGCTCTAGCCTTAAATTACTTTTAGACAGTCCAAAGACATACTACTATGTCAATAAGTATGGACAGAACGAAACGACAGCCGCTTTACGTAGCGGACACCTTTTCCATTTAGCAATACTAGAGCCACAAAAATACGAGCAAGTCAAATTTATAGAGGTGCAAAGTAGAAATGCCAAAGCGTTTAAAGAGGCGGTTGCCGAGCATGGCGAAGTATTTACAGCAAAAGAGCGCGACGACAACAACAGACTTATAGATGCCTTTTTTAAAAACCCAAAAGCTGTTGAGCTTATAGGCGACTGTAAAACCGAAGTGCCAGCAATAGGCGAAGTCCTAAATACTGGCTACCCATTTAGAGGCAAGGCAGACGTACTAAAAAATAGCGGCGGCATCGTTGACATAAAAACAACGCAAGACGTACAGAGTTTTGACAAGTCCGCTTTTAAATACAAATATCATTTACAGGCTGCAATTTATTTAGACCTATTTAGCACGCCAGAAAAACCGCTAACGCATGAAGACTTTACGTTTCTTTGCATTTCTAAAAACACCCTAGATATTGGTGTATGGAAATGTAGCGAGGCATTTATAGAATACGGACGCCAGGAATTACGCAAAGGCTTAAACCTATATGAGACTTATATACGTCCAGACTTTGACATAAACGACTATACAATACAGGGTACGCTATAATGGAATACAGTAACAATTTCGAGTACGATCTAAAAGTAGGGCAAGTCAAAGAGCGCGAGCTAGCCGACATACTAGAAAACAAAACTGTTGAGGTTAAAAAATGTACGGACGCATTTAGCAGTATTTTTATTGAGTACGAAAGCCGAGGCAAACCGTCTGGCATAAGCACCAGCAAAGCCGACTACTATTGCATAGTTTTAAATAAGTCTTTTGTAATTATAGAAACCGCAAAACTTAAAAAATTATGTAAGCCGTACTTTAAGACAAAGCGAGACATACTAGGCGGCGACAACGACACGTCCAAAGGCATAAAATTACCAATAAGAGACATATACTTATGAGACAAAAAAAGCTAACACAACAACAACGCATAGAAACCTTAGAGCGAGTAGTCGCAAAACTATATATTGAAATACAAACCAATAGTAAACTAATTAAAAAACTGACACACGATGAGCCAGCACAAAAAAATAGCAGACCTAGTAGTTAAATATACAGGCGAAAACATATACAGCAAACGTAGAACGCAACCAATAGTAGACGCCAGGGCGTTGTTTGAATACATAATGCGCGAAGACTACAAAGTAACATACCAAAGTATTACGGATCATTATAGGAAAAACGGTAAAAAACGAAAGCATGACGTAATGATATATAGCGTTAAAAACTTTGAAAACGAAATAAGGCACAGGCGTAAAGACTTAAACGAATACTACAAAAACATACTAGAGACTGAAATAACAGTAAGGCAATACCAAAACGCATATTTACTAATAAGCCAAATTAAAAACCAAAAACAAATACGCAAATTTCGTAAGTATATGACAGACATATTACAAGAGCCAGCCAAAGTTTAAAAAAGTTACGTTATATAAGTATGGTACGAGACACACAAGACAGTAAAAAAAAGATGCTAGAGGCTCTAGAGTACAACCTAGGCATCGTTTCTACATCGTGCGCAAGCGCTGGCGTAAGTAGAGCAACACACTACCGCTGGGTACAAGAGGACGAAGAGTATAAGGCATACGTGCAAGACATACACGAAAGCGCAATAGACTTTGTCGAAAGCAAATTGTACGAAAAAATAAAGGACAAAGACACCGCTAGCATTATTTTCTATTTAAAGAGTAAGGCAAAACATCGAGGCTACGTAGAGCGCCAACAGCTAGAGGTGCAAGACACAAAAGAATTTACAGTAAAAGTAATTGAATAATGGCAGACATAACAAAATGCCAGGGTACTGGCTGCATAGTAAAAGACAGCTGTTTTAGGTATACAGCACCAGACGGCGAAAGGCAGTCGTATTTTACAGAGCCGCCGCTAAAAGCAAGCCAACAGCATGACGGCATGACTTGCGAGTATTACTGGAAAAACGAGGCATAATTTGCAAATAGAAACAAACGTAGTTTGGAAACACCTAGAGCATACAGACAAAAAAATTGTCATAATGCAAGGGGGTACTAGGTCTGGCAAAACCTACAATACTTTGCTCTGGCTTATATTTTCCTATTGCCAAAAGTATACAGGCAAGACTATAACTATTTTCCGCGCAACCTACCCAGCTTTACGCGCAACCGTAATGCGAGACTTTTTCGACATACTTAATAAATACGACTTATACAACGAGGCGCACCATAACAAAAGCAATAGCGAGTACAGACTAAACGGTAACCTATTTGAGTTTGTAAGCATAGACCAGGCAAGCCGCTTAAAAGGTCGGAAACGAAACCTAGCATTTTTAAACGAGGCAAACGAATTTAGCTACAGCTCTTACAGCCAGGTTTTATTTAGGACAGTAGGCACGCCAGGCGCACCGTCTATAATTTTAGACTACAACCCTAGCGACGAGTACAGCTATATATACACTAGAATTAAAACACGCGAAGACGCAGCGTTTCACATTACTACATACAAAGACAATAAATTTTTAGAGCAAAGCCTAGTAGACGAAATAGAGCGTCTAAAAGAAACCGACGAGGACTACTGGCGCGTATACGGTCTAGGGCAAGTCGGACGAAACCGAGCAACCGTTTTTAAGTTTAGCGAATGTAACGAAATACCAGACAGAGCCAAGCTAGTAGCTAGAGGCTTAGACTGGGGGTTTGTGAACGATCCAAGCTGTCAGGTGGCAACCTACCTACTAGACAACAACCTATATATAGACGAAGAGTTTTACCAGTACGGAATGACAAACCGCGACATACATAACAAACTACTAGAGCTAGGCTTAAAACGAAACGACGAAATTTTTGCTGACAACAGCGAGCCAAAAAGTATTGACGAGTTACACCGCTACGGCTGGAATTGCAAACCGTCTACAAAAGGCAAAGACAGTATTTTAATGGGCATCGACTTAATGAAGAGGTATAACATATTTGTTACAAGTCGTAGCACAAACACAATACAGGAATTTAGAAACTACAAATGGCTCGAAGACAAAAACGGCATGCTACTAAATAAACCAGAGCCAAAAAACGACCATAGCATTGACGCGGTGCGCTATAGTATTTTTACAAAACTGTCAAGACCAAACGTAGCCAGGTACGCAATAAGATAGCTTTATAAACATTTGGTTGGTAACTTTTTTTGTTGTATATTGCAAATGTCGCGAGTAAGCAGACACGCTCTTTAACATTTTGACTAGCAATTTTAAGCAGAAACTTAAAGTAAATACGCCAGATACATTTAAAACATAATATAAACGTCCTATGTATATGTACCCTGGTTTCAATTTATAGGTATTGAAGTAGGCTTGCGAGCCAGCCTGGACAGGCAAAGTAGGGAAAATAACCTAGCTAGTGTTAAAAGCAAACAGTAAGACTGAAAGCCGTAGTTATACGAAAAATAGCAGTCAAGCCTAAGCCAACCAGGCGAGCGACTTAAACTACTAAATATGGTTAGTAAACTAAAATTCGATATAATGAAAAATTACGACTACACAAAACTAATTGAAGACGCAACCTTTGACGTTAAATTTTATCAAGGTCAATATGACAAAGCCGAAAGCAATTTATTTAGAGCTAGGCTTGCGCTAGAGGCTCTACAAATTAGACAAGCCGAGCATGCAGAGCCAGTCATAGAAACAAGCTAAGTTTTTTTTTGTTTAATAATAAGAGGGCAGCCGAAAGGTTGCCTTTTTTTTATACGCTCAATTCTAGTATTTTTACGTTATATATTAAACACTAGATAATGAAACTAGACATACGAGTACCTACGTCGTTGTACGACATACCCTTACACCAGTACCAGAAATTCATTAAAACGTTTGAAGATATAGACGACTTAAACGAAGACTACGCAGCAACTAAAATGCTAGAAATTTTCTGTGGCTTAAAATTAAACGATGCGCTTAAAATTAAAATAGGCGACATGAAAAAAATAACGGCAAAGTTAAATAAGGCTCTGTCTGAAAAACCCCTACTAATTACTAGGTTTAAGCTGGGCAATACCGAGTTTGGTTTTGTACCGCAACTAGACGACTTGACGTTTGGCGAGTTTGTAGACATTGAAAACAATGTAGGCGACTGGGAAACTATGCACAAAGCTATGGCAGTTTTATACCGACCAGTAAAACAACGCGTAGGTAAAAAATACGAAATTGAAGACTACAGAGGCGACAGCTGGCACGATGCTATGTTAAACATGCCAGCCAGCGTTGCGGTTTCGGCTATCAATTTTTTTTTTCATTTAGAAAACGACTTACTGAAAGTTACACTAGCCTATTCGGATCAAGCGGTAACACCAGTACAACAGGAAGAGCAGACAACTTTAACAAACAATGGGGGTGGTATCACAGTTTCATGAGGCTAGCAGACAACAGGTTTTTAGACTTAGAGGTTGTAGCTGAAAAAAACGTACATAATTGCCTAACATATTTGACATACGTAAAACAAAAAGACGAAGTGCAAGACAATTATATAAAAAGTAAATTTAAAAAGTAATGGCAAACAACGGCGCACGAGCATTTTATTTAATGCTAGACACAATAAAAGATACTTTACTTGCGGACGAAAATGTAAGCAGTGTAACATACGGCGACCTGTCGGACATAGACTTAAACAAACAAACTATATTTCCGTTGTCGCACATTATAGTAAACCAAGCTACAAACGACAGCCAGACTATGAGTTTTAACGTAACGGTTTTATGTATGGACGTGGTAAACGCACAAGACGAAAAAGCTGCAAACATTTTTGAAAGACATACACACGAGCATTACGTATTAAATACTCAATTAGCTGTAGGCAATAGGCTGTACCAACTTTTGCATAATGGGCAAGTAAGACTAGACGGTTACCAAGTAGACGGCGAGGCAAACTGTGAGCCTTTTGTAGAACGTTTTAGCAACAACCTTGCTGGCTGGGCATTTACATTTGACGTAATGGTTAAAAACGACTTATTTATATGCCAAAGCTAAAAAACGTAATTAAGGAAATGAACGCCCTAGGCGTCAATACAATTTCTAAGGCAAAAGCAAACTTAGAAAAAAGCAACAGCTCTGGCGCGTTGTCTGAAAGCCTTACATACGACATAAACGAAAAAGACGTTGACAACCCTATACTAGAGTTTTACGGTTTAGACTACGGCAAGTTTGTAGACCAAGGCGTCCAAGGTAATGATCCACAGGCGCAACCGCCAGGCGCGCTAGCTAGGTACAATAAAGCACCAGGCAGTCCGTACCAATTTGGTACAGGCACAGGCGGCGGCAGTCTTAGGGGTGCTATTGACAAATGGGTTGTACAAAAAGGCATACCAGCGGCACGCGACGAAAAAGGTAAGTTTATAAAACGTAAGTCTTTGGTTTATTTAATGACACGCAGTATATGGAATACTGGAATTAAGCCAACATACTTTTTTGAAAAAGCACAGGAAAGCGAAAGCCGAGGTATACAACGAAAATTTGCAAAGGCATACGCAAAAGACATAGAAGACCAAATAAAAGAAGAGCAAAAGAAAAAACGAAAAAAACGTAGGTAATGGCAGACAAAAGGTATTTACGAAGTTCAATAAATTTATATGCAAATAACGGCGGTACGCCTGTACTTAACGGTTACGCTTTATTACAACTTTTTATAAACGGATCATCGACGCCTTTATATGAAGTTAGAAAAAATGCAGTAGAGCAACCAAATGGAAACATAGAAATAGAGGAGGCTTTTTTTGAGGTAGGCGAATTATTTAGCGACTACTTAGATATAAATTTTAGCGGTAGCTATACGTCGCAAAGTTTACAATGCCAGGCAAACATAAATTTTTATGACAGCACAGGCTCTATTACACCATTTCCAAGTACGTTTAATTTTAGAGGCGTTGACGGTTATACTAATTTTGAAGAGGGCGCAAATGTTATAGTAACAGGCACACCGCCAGCAATTACAACGAGAACGTTATATGTACCAGAAAATACAGCTGGGTACGTGCCTGTGTTTTCGGCAACAGGTTTTACTTACAGTCAATTTACAGCGACAGCAACAACAAAAACCATTAACGGCGTAGTATGGAAAATTGTACGCGTATGCGAGCCTAGGTTTGATCCGTATAAAATTACATTTGTAAATAAATTTGGCGCGTTGCAAGACATATATTTTACTTTAATGAGACGCGACAGTGTACAAACAAAACACGAAACATTTAAAAGAAATATTGTTAATAGTACAGGCGGCTACAGTATTAACCAGCACCAAACTAAAACGTTTAATTTCCAGGGAAACGACAGCTTTACATTAAATACGCCTTTTGTAAACGAAGAGTTTAACGAAACGCTAGAAGAGTTAATGCTGTCAAAAAAAATATGGGTTACTGAAAACAGCCAAGTTTTGCCTGTAGTGTGTACTACAAAGACGCTAGAAAAAAAGACACTAAACAACGACAAACTAGTACAATACCAAATAGGTTTTAAATACGCCTTTGATACAATAAATAAAATACGCTAATGTTAGAAATGCAGCTTTACATAAAAGGGCAAAGAGTAGACACTTTTAAAGACGAAAGCGTTACGCTAACAGATAGCATACAAAACGTGCGAGACTTTGAAAAAATATTTACATCGTTTAGCCAGTCGTTTAATTTGCCAGCAAGTAAAACAAA